CTCTTCCGATCTGATCGCCCGGGAGCTTACCAAGAAGCTCTCCAATAAGAAGACCAGTCGCATATTGCTTAACCAGTTTATAGGTCTGGTGGCATAAGCTAATGAAATCAATAAGTTATATAAAAGGCCAAACAAATCAATAACTTAGGGCCTATGTACATTAAATACAAAATAGGATATAATGGTTTTATTAATTGATAACGGAGAGTATACATTATGAGATATAAAAGCGAACAAAAAACCGAACTACAAGCTAAGCTGTTTGAGACTTATCCTCAGCTAGCTAAAAAGCCTGAGATCAGTAAGACCGATCTTATGGCAGTGGTAAATTCATTGGGCTATGATACGATGCCTTGGTTTATGATTGCTGGTCAGGTATCACGCGGCGTTTATAACGTGAAAGTGCCTTCAGTAATTCCAAAGCCAACTTTAACAGTCGTGAAGGATGTGCCTATCAGAGAAGAAGTCATCGTGAACTTCGATAAGCCTGAGACATTAATTCCAGCCAAAGACCCAAACTATGTGCCTTTCGGCAATTATTCAGATCTCGAGATGATTATCAAAGCTGGACTTTTCTATCCATCTTATATCTCTGGCCCTACGGGTAACGGTAAGTCGACTATGATCGAGCAGATCTGTGCTAAGTTTAAAAAGCCGCTCATTCGTGTTAACCTTAACATGATGTCTGACGAAGAGCAACTCATCGGCGCCAAAACTTTGGTCGATGGTAACGTTCAAATCGTCGAAGGTCCAGTGCTTATCGCATTACGCAATGGTTATACATTATTGCTTGACGAAGTGGATGCTGGTTCAGCTAACACACTCTTGTGTTTACAACCTATCCTCGAAGGCAAGCCTTATTACTTCAAGCTTAAGAACGAGGTGATCGTTCCAGCTGCTGGCTTTAATATCATTGCTACAGCTAATACGAAGGGTAAAGGTTCAGACGATGGCCGATACATCGGTACAAACGTACTTAACGAAGCATTCTTAGAGCGTTTCGCAGTGACATTCGAACAGGAATATCCTAATGCAGCCACTGAAATGAAGATCGTTAAGAACCTTATGAAGCACTATGAGTGTGAGGACCAAGAATTTGCAGACACACTTATTAAGTGGGCTGATGCTATCCGTCGTACATTCGAAGACGGTGGTGTAGACGAGACCATCACGACACGTCGTATGACTCATATCGTACGTGCATTCAGTATATTTAAGAAAAAAGAAAAAGCTATTGAGTTGTGCTGTAATCGTTTTGACCCACAAACTAAAGCTGCGTTCATGGATGTGTTTGATAAGATATCAAATCCACCAGCTGATGTTGTACAAGATCCAGTGAATGTGAGTGATGCTGCAGCCTATACGATCAGCGATGCTTATAATGCTGCTACATCAGGGCAAACGGTAACACCATGAGATTTACAGAACTAAAGCCAACGCAGAAACAATATGTGGTCTATGTCATGAGTAGGTTTGATCATGACTTTGAAGACATAACATTAAATGATATGAAGTTTTATCATGATGAGATGCTTCAAACAAGGAATGCTGGATGCCCTAAGTTAGGTTATCCAAACTGGTTGATAAAACCAGAGAATAAGAAAGCAAAAGGTGTTTATGGATTTCCGAGACCCACTGACTCGGAATTGGAAGACTATCACAGTGGAAAAGTAGAAGCGGTGGTGGACTTAACAAAGTTCTCACCATTATTAAATAACGTGATCAAGGAGTATGGCCTAAAGCCATAATTATATTATGAACAAAATTATCAAAAAATTATTTAACTTTAATTCAAAACCAGTGTATAATGGTTCTGTATTCGGTAAGACAAGCGACAATCTTATCAAATCTTCCCGTAATGTCGCAATTTCAAGGAGTAATAGTATGTCAGCAACAACATCATTAATCAACTACCTTCAATCAGGTAAAACAGTAACTGCTAAACAAATCACTGCACGATTTGGTCTTGCTAACCCACACGAAGCAGTTCGTCAATTACGTATGAAGGGTTATTCAGTTTATGCTAATAACTCAACATTATGGAATGGTGAAACAACTACTCGTTATAGATTAGGTACACCTTCACGTAAAATGATTGCTGCAGCTTACGCAGTATTAGGTGCTTCAGCATTCTAAGAGTATCAACTATAGTAAGTCAGTTCGAGGAGGCGCAATGCCTCCTCTCTTTAGTATATTCAGATGAGTGTATTAAACAGAGGAGTTCATTATGAGAATAAATGACAAAAAGTGGAATGATCTTTTAGATAAAGAGCTAAAAGAATCCCAAAGCAAAGATCACAAAGGTGGTCGTAAATTCGATGGAGGTAAACTACAATATGGTTTATTGCCTCCACTTGCATTACGCGAGACAGTTAAAGTATTGACATTTGGTGCAGAGAAGTATGAGCCTGATAATTGGCGTAGAGTACCAGATGGACCTCGTAGATACTTTGATGCAGCACAGCGTCATTTATGGGCGTACAAAGAAGGTGAGATGTATGATCCTGAAACTGGCGTGAGTCATTTGGCTCATGCATTATGTTGTATTATGTTTATGTTAGATCTTGATGAAAGTGAGTATGAAGAATGAGCAAGAAAAGTAAAAATAAAATGAAAGCTTGGCGTCGTATGGCAAAAAAATACTATGATCCAGAAAGAGGTGTATGGGTTAGAGTGGGCCGACAATTAAAGATGTTTACATCTGGTTATAAATCTCCAGTAAAAGCTATAGGTTTATTAGGAAATTTATTAAATAATATGGAAGATTCTAGTGAGATTTTAAAACGTTATGAGAAAAGGGTGAAGACGGATGAAACTAAGTAAAGAGACACTCAGCATAATTAAAAACTATGCAAACATCAACAGCAATTTGTTATTCAAACCAGGTAACATCATCTCTACCATCGCAGTAGGTAGTGAGATCATGTCTACAGTAACGGTAGCTGAAACATTCCCTGAACAGTTCGGTATCTATGACGTGAACGAGCTATTAGGTGCTCTATCATTATTCAATGATCCAGACCTAACATTTGATGATAAGACATTATTAATCAAAGAAGGTAACAGCTCAATCAAGTGGTTTAAAGCATCAGAGGAAGCAATCGTTGCACCTAAAAAGGACATCGTATTCCCTCAAGCAGAGATCGAGTTCAAGCTTGATGCTGCAGTACTAAACAATATCCTTAAGACTGCGCCACTACTTAAAGCAACAGACGTATCATTTACAGGTAACGGTACAACTATCTCAGCAGTCGTATCTGATAAAAAGAATAAGACAGCTAACTCATATCAGTATGAGATCTGTCCTTCAACATTAGTGTTTAAAGTAAATATCAAAGTAGATAACCTTAAGTTGATCGGTGGTAACTATGACGTATCTATCTCATCTAAGAAGATATCTAGATTTGTATCACAAAGCATCAACAGTTTAATATATTATGTAGCAATAGAAGCAGACAGCACATTTGAGTTTTAATGGATCCAGATAATACACAGATAAAAGATAAATTAAAGTTAGTATATAAAGTACTAAATGAAATTTATCTGCAAGGTGAGACCGATCGAGAAGACGCATATGAAGCTCGTAAGATCGTACAAGATATATTAAATGATAGATAATTATATTATGGAGTTATTATGCAAGAATATTTGTGGGTTGAACGCTATCGTCCTCAGAAAATAGACGAATGTATATTACCAAAGAACCTAAAGGAAACATTCAAGCAGTTCGTCCAAACTGGCGAGTTGCCTAACTTCCTATTCTGTGGTACAGCAGGTGTAGGTAAGACTACAGTTGCTAAAGCATTATGTAATGAAGTCGGAGCCGAATATCTATTGATAAACGGATCCGAAGAATCTGGTATCGATGTCCTTCGAACCAAGATCAAGTCCTTTGCTTCAACAGTATCATTGACCGACTCTAAGAAAGTCGTCATCCTCGACGAAGCAGACTATCTAAATCCAAACTCTACACAACCAGCTCTCCGCGCATTCATCGAAGAGTTCTCAAACAACTGTAGGTTCATCTTTACATGTAACTATAAGAATCGTATCATTGAACCACTACACAGTCGATGTGCTGTGATTGACTTCAAGATAGAGAACAATGAGAAGCAAGAGATCGCTGCATCATTCTTTAAACGTACGATGAACATCTTAACACAAGAGAACATCGTAGCTGATCAAAAGGTTGTAGCAGAGTTGGTGACCAAACACTTTCCAGATTGGAGACGTGTACTAAACGAGCTACAACGCTATTCAGTATCAGGTAAGATCGATAGTGGTATCCTATTAAATGTGACAGAAGAGTCATTCAAACAACTCATTAATAACCTCAGAGATAAGAACTTCACAGAAGTTAGGAAGTGGGTAGCTAAGAATGGAGACTCAGATACTATAAATATATTTAGACAACTATACGACACAGCTTCTGCAAACATGGAAGCCGCAAGTATCCCTCAATTAGTATTGATACTTGCCGACTATCAGTATAAGGCTGCGTTCGTGGCAGATCATGAGCTTAATCTCATGGCTGCACTTACGGAGATCATGGCGCAATGCAAACTGAAATAAACTTAAAAGACTACGACCCTGAAGATTGGGAAAAAGCTGTCTACTTAGTAGAACGCGGGTTTGTTAAGAGAGATCATGTAAACAAACTTGATGACATTCGTGAAACTGCAGTAAACATCTACAACGCTAAGTGTAAGACAGACGAACGTCCATTCGAAGGGAAATAATGGGACTAATAATATTAGGTGTCATCATAGGTTTTATTAGTGGTTGGATAATGCTTAGAGTACTCATTAATTATAGGTTGAGGTTAATGCTTGATAGTATAGCTAACTCGCCATTACCAGAAAAAGAACTTAAGACTGTAGATATAGACTTAGTTATGATTAAAGATAGACTATATGCATATGATAGGTCTAACAATAACTTCTTAGCCCATGGTGACACTAAAGCGGAGGTCATAGATTCATTAAGATCTAGGTTTCCACATACATCATTTATGGCTCGTTCTAGCAACCTTAAAGATTTAGGATTAAAATGACACCATTTGATTTTCTTAATGCAATAAACGAAAACAAAAAGGATCTATTCCAAGACCCGCAGGCATCAAGAGACTATACCCCATTCATGATCAATAGAGGGTTGTCGTTCTTCCCTGATACAGTATTATATGCCAACGAGATGAACCAACATGTCCAGGTCCCCACTAAGTGGCAGTTTGAGTTCCTCAAGAACTCCATCCCTAAGAAGAAAAGGTTCTCTAAATGGCACAAGAAGGATGCAACCCCTGAACAGATTAAGATCGTAGTCAACCATTACAAGTGCTCTGAAAAGAAAGCATTTGAGATACTAAACATCCTTACCCCAAAGCAGCTTATAGAGATACAAGAAGCTTATGATAAGGGCGGTAGAAACTAAAAGTCTTATAAATAATATATAATGTTTAACTAAGTGAGATTATAATGACAGTTAGTATGATTTATTATGATTGGACCCCCGACGCAATGTTGGAAGTTGATCTGATTGAACCAGATAATTTTCTGAAAGTCAGAGAAACCCTAACCCGCATCGGCATAGCCTCAAGAAAAGATAAGAAGCTATTCCAGTCATGCCACATTTTACACAAACAAGGTAAGTACTTCATAGTACATTTCAAAGAACTATTTGCCCTAGACGGTAAAGAGTCAGATATCTCTATGTCAGACATCGAGAGACGAAATGTAATTGCAGAATTACTGCAAGATTGGGGTCTCCTTAAGATCTTAGATAAATCTAAGGCAGAACCAAAGGCATCCTTATCCCAAATTAAGGTAGTATCCTTCAAAGAGAAGGGTGAGTGGGAGCTTGTGCCTAAGTATAATATTGGTGGCATTAAAAGATCCTCTAAAGAATAAGTACCAGATTACTACTTTTTAATACTTTTAACTAGCCCCGTTTAAGAAGTATTGTATAAGTAGTTATGTACATTAAATCGTTGTTATGGTATAATGTATTTGTATGATTGAAAAATTGTACAAAGTTGTATAGGCCTCAAGGTAGACCTTTATCTTTATTGATATCTCTACTGACATGAGTTTATAAACGCAATATTTTATAAACAAAGGAGAACTACTATGTGGACAAAACCCGCTGCTACTGAAATGCGCTTCGGTTTCGAAGTTACAATGTACGTAATGAACAAGTAATTGTTTATGGTACAAAGAAAGGGGCCTCATGGCCCCTTTTTATTTATTGGACTATGTACTTTAATTAATTATTATGGTATAATGGGTATATAGTATTAAAGGAGATTTAAAATAGCTATACCAAACAAAAGATTTAAACCAAAACCAGACGAAAAGCTAGGCCTTGCGGTCGATGTGCCTGAAGGTCAATTTGAAAAAGCATTCAGAAAGTTTAGGAACAAGGTCCAGGACTCTGGCCTCTTAGAAGAGATTCGCGAACGCATGGAGTATGAGAAGCCATGTGTAGCTCGTAAGAAAGCAAAGAACCAAGCTCGTAAGAGATGGCTCAAAAAGGTAGCATCAACAAAACTTCCACCCAAACTATATTAAGGAGAAACTGATGGGTAATCGTGATAAGAAAAAAGAATCAAAAGGCCGTCCTAAAAAAGATAAGCTACCAAAATAATGGCTGCAAAGAACGACATTACTGGAGATAGCATCTTATCAAAGACAGCTTCAAAAGAATTTGATAAGAACTTTGATGCTATCGATTGGTCAGTTAAGTTAGAGACTCCGCAAGACGGAGACCAAAGACTTAATAATTTAGGACAACTTGAACGTTATTATGGAGGACAGTGGAATGCAACAGGACAAAAAGAAACGACCTGAGTTACCAAGGGTTGATGTACAAAAAGCTGTAGAAGCTTTTGATGGTAAGAGATACTTATTAATCTTAGAAGCAGCTCGTAGAGCTCGTGAGATTACAAAGAGACGAGACTTCATTGATCGTAAGGCAGAGAAGCTTCACTATTATGGGTACAAACCTATTAATGCTGCATTACAGGATATAATCGATGAGTATAAAACAGGACTCTAATTATACACAAAGGGAGTGGGATAGAGTGTGCGGTATCGGCTGCCCACCTCCACCTTTAACTCGCTTACAAAAATTTAAAAAAGTAATCCGTCGGATTATAAATAAATTTAGATAGGAAACTATCTAACCTGCAGCCTTCGGGGGCAGGATTTTGTTAAACTCGCTTAATTAAGGAGAAAAAAATGCGAACAACAAACGTTTCATTTGGCCCTATTTGGCCATCATCAGTTGGTTTTGACAACATCATCAATGAGCTAGACGCTTTAATGCATGCTCAAACACCAACATCAACATTCCCGCCTCACAACATTATTAAAGTAGACGATTACAACTACATCGTAGAATTGGCAATCGCCGGCTTTAATAAACAAGAGGTAACTATCACCCTCAAAGATTCAGTGCTTGAGATCAAAGGACAAAAAAATCCTGAGGACGAAGTACAGTATCTACATAAGGGTATTGGTACAAGGTCATTCGTTAAATCCATCAAGCTTGCTGATACCGTAGAAGTTGTTGGATCAGCTGAGTTTCAAAATGGTATCTTACGTATAGCTCTTTGTAATGTTATTCCAGATTCTAAGAAACCTCGTAATATAGAGATCATAGATGATTTGGTAGTGGTTAAAAAACAAAAAGAGTTATTAGTAGAAAACGATAGCTAAAGGGAAGGGGAGAGCAATCTCCCCTCTCATAAATATATGATGAAGGATAAATTGACAAAAGATTTAGTATCCTATCCGTTCTTACGGAGGGGAAACTATCAACTGAAGGTTTCAGTGCTTAAAAACATGAGTGTCGTAGTCGTAGGTAATCATCTAATGGACATTGATAAATTTTTTGTGAAACACTTTGGTAATTTAGAGCAAGCAGCAGATTTTATTGAATTTACATTATTAAAGGATGAATATGGCGGACACTAAACTATTACTAATCAAATTAACAAGCAGCGAAGAGATCCTCTGTACTCAGATCTCATCAGGCGAAGGCGCTATGGTTATTAAAGACGCAGTCTTATTAATCTATAGACAAGCAAAAGAAGGCGCAATGTCAGTTGGCTTTGCACCATTCATGCCTTATGCTGACGGTACAATCTCATTAAACCATTCAGCTATCGCTTCAAATGGTTATCCAAAACAAGACTTAGCAGACGAATATAACAGGATCTTTGGTTCTGGTATCGTTATTGCTGGTGCAAACGACGCAGCATATAAAGCGTAATAATTGTACTTTTAATCCCATACGGGATATAATTATATTATGAAATCAGTTCCAGACTTCATTGAAGGCCACAAGCCTTCTAATGATATATTGATCTTAGGCCAATGTCCCTCCTCTAAAACTAAACCGTTTAAGAATGGGACATTTGCACGTCTGAGCAAATGGTTAGAAGCTGTAGATGTACATGCGTTTGCATTCCATAACGTCATACCTGATAAGATCAATAGTTATGACATCAAAGATGTACAAGTTAAGAAATTATATACTATATCGCATGGTAGAAAAAAGATCATAGCATTAGGCGGGTTTGTAGAACGGGTATGTAAGAAGCATGGCATCCCATACTATAAGATCGACCATCCGTCTCCACGTAACCGCAATCTAAACGACCCTAAATATGAAGAGCAGATGTTAAAACGATTAAGAGATTACCTCAATGATTGAAACGACACAGTATTATGATGAGTACATTCGTTACTTTAACCTTGCAAAGGATCAGCAAGAAAAGTGTAACGTATCTCTTAATCCACCATATGGTATGATACCGCATGCAGAATCAGACATGAACGATGATCTATTACATTATGTTGAACTATATGATGTGGTCGAACGTAAGTAT